GCACACACACAAACGTCAAAAATAAATCGATCGTTGTTGTTTAGAATCATCACAAACAAATAACAGATTTAATATCTCATGTAATTTACGATATATCTTGAAATTTCGCACGCAAATTTATGATAGTTGTGCCCACGGTGGCTTTTTAAAGTTCGATGGGGTTTTTTGCGTTGGTAATCTTATGATAAGCCTCTTAGATTTTTTTATCAAAAACTGCTAGGAAACAATAAGTACTTCGCACACATAGCCAATCATCTGTACACCTTTGAAGTACGTAAACGGAAGCTCGTACGTTATGTCACCTATGTCTTGAAAGTGTGCAATAAGCTTATCACAATTCATTTTGCTACCGTCAATGTTAAACTTAAGGTAACCAACAGCTGTATATATAGTTAACAAATAGTCACTCATAGCTGCTCTTTGATCCACGCAACGAAACCTGGATTGTCAACGAGAATACTAGTCAAACCATTAGCCATTGAGTTTACTATAAGCTCCTCCTGCTCATCGCCTAACTTAAGTCCCTGATGATACACAACGCCATGTAGTGCTTCGTGGAGTAGTGTGTTTACTAGTTGTGCTCCTGACTCACGTGCATCTACGCCTATCTTTTTTTCTTTAGCAAAGAATTCACCGCTGGCTTCATTTGATGTAGCATTAGTAGCAGTCCACCAGTCAATATCATACGACTCGTAGCCAATCTTAAGTTTCTTTAGTTTCATGAGTTCCTTTGTGTTACGTGTCCACTAGAGGAGGTACTAGTGGACTATATAAATATCTATGTTTAAATCCGGGACACCAATACGTGTACCTATTTTTAGGGGTATGTTAGCCTATGGGTAACACCTAAATTGTTAATCCTCGTGCATCTCTGAGCCTCATCTGATCCAATTTCTTTGCCTAGTTGGTCTTCCAGTGGCAGATTCCATAAATTTATCTAATTCTTGCTGCAACATGGATTCTTTGTGTTCTTTGTTAGCTCTATTAAGATCAACGTCCATAACTGACGTCCAATAGTTTACAGCCATAGCTAAACAGTCAAGTAAGTCGTCGTGTCGCAATGAGCCTTTATCTCGAGTCAATCTGCTCATTTGAAAAAACAAACGGTGATCTTGTTCATGCTTATTAAAATCTTCACGTATTAATGCATCATCTACAACAAGGCGATGTTGATTCATTACTGGCTCCAGAGTATCAACAATACGTTTTTCTTTCTGCGTATTGTGTCGTACTTCTTCAATTGAGCACGGGTGAATATCGTGTAGTATTGGTTGTAAGATTTGTAAGAACATTCCGTCACCAAAGTTACTCTCAACAACAATCTTATTAACCTTTTGTCGTTTAGCAGCAAAGCAGATGTCTTTTAGTGTATCTTCAGAATAACCTCCGTCGAGCGCGCCGAATTCCGTTAAGTACAGTAAACCGTGCAACATCTTTACGATGCAATATGCAGTCTTGTCGGCGCCTCGTCCAGACGGGTCTATAGACATTACGCTTCCTTCCCACTCTTTAAAGTCTGTAGCTACATGAAGTGGCGAGGTGTAGTAATCGCCTTTTAGTCCAACGTTTGGAATCTCTGGATCAAGGGCTTTAATTTGATCTGCACCTGATGCCCACAATACTTTTACTGGTCCTTCAGACCACGATTTGCAACCTGATAATACTATAAGATCGTTAAGCTTTAATGGATAACGATCCATATCAGCTAGCGTTGTATCAAGCATAAACTGTAAAGCAAAACCTGATCGGCCATAAGAAGCTTCTCGTTCTAGTAAGTCTACCTCATCAAAACGATTTGGATCTGTAGGCTCTTTAACTTTTTTTGATTTTGCAATAAGTGGTGACAATTTGTGACCGTAGTTTACTCGTTGTTTTTCGTTTGGGTGACGAGCAGGCCAGATGCGTGTTTTAAAGCCACGTTCTTCTAAACTATTATATAAACTAAATTCTGTTTGTGGTGTTCCTAAAAACACAACGCGTCCAACTTCTGGTTTAATGATTGCATCAAATTCTTTAATTGTTTCACTAAGACGATCACGCATTAATTGTGTCTGTGAGTTATTAGCAGACTCAACGTCATCGGCAACAATAAGATCAGCACGTGATCCTGTAAGCTGTGATGTAACACCTAGCGATTTAACTGAAGGTGCATGTGATGCTAATGCTGGACCAACATCAAACGAAATTTTAGACGATCTTTGATTTGGACCGGGTTGTAGGTGTTCTAATATTTCCATTTCGCCAATAAGTCTTTGCGTAAATGTACTAAAGTCATCTGATCTACTTTTAGATGCAGAGACCACAAGTATATTTTTTTGTGGATCTAACAATAGTTGGTGGCAAACAAAAGCCGAAGTAATCCATGATTTTCCTACGCCTCGAAAAGCTTCAATAACTAAACGTTTTGGTCCGTCTTGCAAAAAGTCTGCAATGTCATATTGTATTTCAGTTGGATCTGGCAAATTTAAGTGTTTCCAACATAAAAATAAAAAATTTTTAAAATCTTTAAGTCTAGGATCCATTAATGTTTTGCGCGGTTAGAGCTTCTGTTTACAACTTTTAAATTCTTTTTGTTGTTGTTTCTTGGGTTGCCGTCTTTGTGATCTATATCTTTACCGTCGCCTTTGCGTACTCTGCCTGATCTTGTCAGCTGTCTTCTTACTTTGTTTCGACTTGCTCTATCTTTTTTAGCTGCAGTACTTGCGTGAAACTTTCTGTATTCTGCTTTGTAATCTCTAGCCATTTTTTGTACCTACTTCATCAAACGGTAAGTCTTCAATAATATTTTTAGGAGCTTCTTGTGTTTCAACTCCGTATTGTTTTGCTATATCTAAACAAACTTTTAATTCTGTTGCTGTAAGCTCGACGCCACTAGTTAGCTTTGCGTGCGCTTGCTCAATTAGTAACGTTGTAATTTGATTTGCTTTTTGTTTAATTTCGGCCATTTAACCACTCCTGCACATTAAACCCCGGACAATCTTTTGTAGAAATTTCATTATGTCCTATAACTTTAATTCCTAAATACGTATTTTCAATTTGTTCTACTAAACGATCTAAACTTTCAAATTGTTCTTTAGTAAAATTGTTTTCTGAAGTTGTAATGTCGTCTTCAGTTACGCCACCAGCTAAACAAATACCTAACGATTTACTGTTGTAACCGTAAGCATGCGCGCCAGTTTCAGTTTCTAAACGACCATTTTCAATGTTGCCATTTCTTTTAATAAAATAATGGTAACCAATTTTATCAAAACCTTTTTCTTTATGCCAACGATCTATATCTTCAGCACTTATATCTTGCGACGGTCTTGTTGCTGCGCAGTGTATTACTAAATATTGATGATCCATTATTTTTTTCCTATAAACTTTGATGCGCCTTTAATTCCAAACGACGCACTAACAATTACACCTAATGTGTATTTGTACCAGTCAGGCGTCATAGCAAGAGCTGCAAACCCGCGCTCAACGTATTCCACAGTAAAAGGAAAAAAGCACAAGAGTAGAGGAATGCTAAACAGAATAGTAAGATATTCGTCTTTCCAACTTTCTTTGCTTCCTTTAATAGCTTCCACATCCCAATCAATTTCTCCTTTAATTTGTTGTTGTATTACTTGTGTCTCGGCTTCAATTTTAACCAATTTTTGTTTTGCTTTTGCTTTTTTAGTTTCAACTATGCCGCCAACAATATCTGTTGCTAATCCTAAAAATGGTTTTAATAATCCAAGCATGTTATTCCTTTAGCCGACCATAAAACTTTTTACTGCTATTACTAATTGCGCAAATAACATAAAACCCACAGACCATAATACGCGATTAATGGTTTCAATTGATTTTTGAATGTGTGTTAAATGATTAGTTTCTATAGTACGAATAGAATTTTCAATAAGTTTAATATTTCCATTTATTTTTTCTATTTCAACATTTAATTCGTTTACGTCTTTCATTAGAAAATAGTTACAAAAGCAATTATTGCTATTGCCGCCCAATACAGTGGTATGTTAATCATCGCAATGTTGTAAATCTTTTTTAATATTTTCATATCCATTTTATTTTTCCTTTTCTTTGTTAATACGATATACTTCAATGTGTTTTTTCATTATTTTGTTTTCAACTTCAAGTTGTCTTTTTTGATTTCTTAAATTTTGTATTTCTAAAATGTAACCACC